CTCTGGTATATTAGCCACAGGCCCTCCAAACCCGACTTATGGGGGTTTAGACTGTGCTAGGCTCGTCCACTTCCATGGATTGAGATACGGTAGGCAATTGCATAAATTGTGGCGCCGGGGCAGCATAAGTCACCGAAAGACCCCTTTCGGTGTCCTAGGTGGTGTAGCTACCATCAGCGTGGGGATATGTGATAATGGATTTCGACACAACATCTGTACTGCAAGCTATTGCTAGATTGACGGGCGACAGACCTTCAAACACACACGTTCCAGTGACTCGGAAATATCCTACAGACGTGTTGGCACCAGCTCCTTTCACCTGAAAGGCAAGAGCTGTTTGGACTGAACGATCAAGAGTATTGTACCAAGAATCCGAAGATTCCACGGACAAACAAGAATCGTTACTGTACCAACGACGACGGGTGGGAAGAACATCCCGTGTGACACACGGGTCAGTTACGTGGGTGGACATCGAACCAATACTGTTCATGATAAGGACATCCATGTTGGTGATAGCACCAAACACGCCCTTACCGATAACTTCAGGATTGTTGATGAAGGTAGTGTGAAGATTTCCTCCAGCGTTATAGCCCTGGTTAGAAACGAAAGCAGCCGAAACATTCTCAAGACGATAATTATTATAGCATTGAGCGATGTAGTTGAGAGCAGGGAAAGCACCGTTGGCGGGATTAAACATTTGGACAGCAGTGATATTGCCATACGCGTCAGTGACGGGAATGGGCATAAGCACGCTAAACTTAATCCGGGGAGTGTTTCCCATACCGGCTACGCGGAGACCAGTCCTGGGGGTAGAATAACGCGGCCGATTAATTCGCTGGCCGCGACGTTTGTTAAGTTGAGTAGATGACATATTGAAGTAGTTGATCTGGGTAATTCGATTAATTGGTTGTTTGTTTCATGGTGGAGTTCCATGTCGCTGAGCTCTGCTTCGATAGCGATTTGCGCGTCGGGGGTGATGCCAAATGCCTGGTAGAAACTGAACCTACCGGCATCGCTCACCTCAGCCACACACACGCCACGAGCCATCATGCTCATGCCGGTTTCCTCCTCCACCACATGGCCACTGCCTGCGGATCGTAAAAGCATGGCGTAGAACGCCTCCAACACTGGGACTCCACTCGCAAGAGTGGCCCCACACGTGCCGATGGTGGCTAGCCAATTGCAGTATGACTGTTCACTATCCCAGGGAAGAAGTGAGGTCAAGTCCTTGGCAATGCAAGGATTGGGTTGGCGCACCATACGATAC